AATACATAGCATTGTGTGAGTTCACAGCACAGATGATGGGCAATAGTGCTAAGGAGATAGATGAACAAGTCGAATTATTTTTAAGGCTGACACAGTTCGAGGTGAGTGAGACTCCATTTGATGATAATGAAGAGGTGCACTTAAATGGCTAAAGAACTTGATGACTGTACACCACATGACCTGCATCTTGAGATACGTGGCATAGATTGTTCTCAGGATAGAGCACATGAAATTAGAAGGTATGCTTACAAGGTCAGTCGAGAAGAAGAGGAAGATGAAGGTGGTTATGCTTGGTATATGTTAGCAAAAGCAGTAGAAGATTTGTGGGGAGACTATGAGTATTGGCACACTTACGATAGGAGAGGATTCTAATGGCTAGACCAAGTATTTATTCCGAGAAGCTAGTTAAGAAGATACTAGATGAGATAGCTAGTGGTAAGAGCGTGATAAGCATTTGTAGAGATGAGGACTGGTCACCTAATGCTGATACATGGTATAGATGGCTTTATAATAAGGAAGGATTATCAGATAGATACGCACGGGCGAAGAGTATTCAGAGCGAAAGAGAGGCTGACATAATTCTAGACATCGCAGACAATGCAACGAACCAAGACTATCAGGTTGCAAGACTAAGAGTAGATGCACGTAAATGGGTAGCATCCAAACTCTTACCTAATAAATATGGAGAGAAGTCACAGATAGACCACACAACCTCGGATGGTTCAATGAAGCCTCCAACACGTATTGAAATAGTTGCGAAAGAATGAAGCATGAGATTGCTGAGATAGAATTACCAAAAAAACTCGCCCCCGTTTTTGAAGGGAAGGCGAGGGTAAGAGGCAGTTATGGTGGTAGAGGTAGTGGCAAGACACGCTCATTCGCTTTAATGACCGCAGTCAAAGGATTCCAACTTGGGAAGCAAGGCACAAGGGGTCAAATATTGTGTGCAAGGGAATTTATGAACTCATTGGGTGAGTCTTCATTTGAGGAGATAAAGATAGCAATTCAATCAATCCCTTGGCTCAATGACTATTATGACTGTGGTGACAAGTATATACGCTCTAAGGATGGCAATATCACCTATACATTTGCAGGTCTGAGACGTTCACTAGAGTCCATCAAGTCCAAGGCTCGTATCCTATTGTGTTGGGTCGATGAGGCTGAAGCATTAAGTGGTCGTGCTTATGATGTTTTGATTCCTACGATTCGAGAGGTTGATTCAGAATTGTGGGTCACTTGGAATCCCTCCTCAAAATATTCCGCCACCCACGAGAGATTCAGGCTAGACCCTCCAACTAATTCCAAGATTGTGGAACTCAACTATCGAGATAACCCTTGGTTTCCAGAGGTCTTGGAGATGACTAGACTAGATGACAAAGCCAAGAGAAATGACACTTATGGTCATATTTGGGATGGGGATTTCTTAATTTTTTCGGAGGGTTCATATTTTCAGAGCGAAATGAGACGTATGAAGGATGAGGATAGAATCTGTAAAGTTCCATACGATAGAGCCAAAGGTGTAATTTCAAGTTGGGATTTAGGTATAGGTGATTCCACAGCGATATGGTTTGCACAATTCATTGGAGCAGAGGTTCACGTAATAGATTACTATGAGACTTCAGGTGTCGGTCTAGAACATTACGCAAAGGTTCTTCAGGATAAAGGCTACGTCTATGACCAACACATATTCCCACATGATGTTCGAGTCAGGGAGTTAGGCACAGGAAAGAGTCGTATCGAGACATTAGAGGATTTAGGTATCAGAGACATCGACATTGCACCTGACTTACTCGTGGATGATGGTATTCAACAAGTCAGGACATTATTAGACAAGTGTTGGATTGATGAGGAAAAGTGTGAGAAGGGAATTGACTGTCTGTTAAACTACTCAAGAGATTGGGATGACAATATGAAGGTTTGGAGGAAACGACCTCAACATAATTGGGCATCTCATGGTGCAGATGCATTTCGTTATCTTGCAGTTGGATATAGTGAACATACCTTTAATTGGGATAAACCACTAAGACGTAACCTCAAAGGAGTAGTGTAGTGGGTCTGAGTCTACTTGGTGAGATGTGGGAGAACAAAGGCGAGGTCTTGGGTGGCTTACTAGGTACTGCTAAAGAACCGACAGGTAGTACACTCGGAGGTATTTGGGATTTCTTAACTACAGTTGACCCTGAAAGACGTGCTAGTATCGAAGCAAATCAAGAAGCACTTAAACAACGTAGACTTACTCCTGATGAATGGGGCAATACTCCCAATGCTTGGTTATACAATTCAAAGTTCTCAGATGACCCAAACAAACCCTCCCGATTCTTTAAGAACATAGTTCCGAATGCGGCTAGGTTCTACACAGAGACTTCTGACATGCTTCAGATACCACAAGATGTTATTGAACCTGTAGGAAACTTAGTAGCAGGTGGCATACTTAATACAGGATTGTTAGGTGAAGATGTAGGACTTGAGCAACGAGAGATGGCTAGTCAATTTGGTAATGTAGTTGTAGATACATTTAAGAGTTGGGATAATTTCACAGACGCTATAGCAAACAACCCATTAGACGCTATGGGAATATTGATGGGTGCAGGATATAGTGGTGTAAAAATAGCACAATTAGCCAAGAACAAAGGACTCACAGAAAAAGTTAGAAATACATTACAGAACTTTCCTGACCCTGCTGACGTACTAGGTAATGCTCCATTGATTGGACAGTTCTTTCCCAACACAAAGATTCCTATTGTTATGTGGCATGGCTCTAAGCATCCTAGCATTCAAAGGTTTGATACTAAGTTTATGGGTAGTGGTGAAGGTGCACAAGCCTATGGTTGGGGTATATATCATAGTACCTCACGAGATGGCACAATACGCTACCAAGGAAGAGACTATGACTACGAAGATAAACTGGTAAAACGCTACGATAAAGCCTCAAATGGTCAAGATTATATTCAAGCAGAAATGTACGAAAACGCAATGTTGCACATGAACCCTGAAAATTCTTTAAGGCGAATGCTTGATGATTATAAAGACCAACCTGAGTTACATGCCAAGATTAAGAAAGACCATGCTGATTGGCAAGATATATACAAAGATGCCAAGTTTGGAGATTACAAAGTATATATGGATGACAGCGTACTTCCTCTAATGATGAACGATGCCAAGGCAATCTATGACCAACCTAAAGTAGTACAAGACTTTTTACGTAAAGAAAATGGTGCGATGATGGATGTAGTAGATGCTTACAAACCATTACAAAAAAGACGTGAAAAGTTGGAGAGTCAGATAAGAGACGCTGACACAGACAACGAAGTATCAGGCATATTAGGTGACATTGGTAGTGATACAAAGAAGTGGGAAGCAGAACTTCGTGACGTAATAATTGAACAAGATAAATTACTTGCAAACTATCAAGCACTAGGACGTGGTGATTTACCTCATCCAACAGATGGAGCAGGTATATACGATTACTTGGTCACAAGAGAGATAAGTGCAAATGGAATACCTAAAGACGCACTTTTATCGCCTAGACCTGAGAGTGCTGTAGAAAAAATAATATCTGAGAGACTTCACGAGAATGGAGTCTTAGGTAGAAGGTATCCAAGAGATGCTGACGTTTCAACTGACGAAAACTTTGTTACATTCAATGCCAATACTTCATCACCTTTCGAGAATAAAGGTGTTCCAATAAGTGAGGGATTGCTAGAACAACTGAAAAACCCTATGATTACTCAACATAATTTGACTGAAGAAGCATTGGTAAAACATATAGAAGCAGGTGGAATACCTATGCCATCAGTTGCTGTATCAAAAGTAAGCAATCCTCTTGATACTTTTGGTGAAGTATCCTTGTTAGGAACTTCTGATTTGGTTAAGCCTGATAGATGGACACGTACTTATCCTAGTGATATGTACTCAGGACGTGCACCACAAGATTGGATAAAGTACAAAGACTTTGATGCTATGGTTGAAGGGTTAGACCCTGAACTATTGAGATGGCATACCAACACTAAAAAGCCTGAAACATTAGACGAAATTGTAGACATGAACACAGGACTCAATATGTTCGAGGACACACTAGATATGGACAAGATTAAACATAGACTAGAAGAACTTGACC